ATTGTTCGTCCATTCATTGCCTTGCTTAGACATAGTTTTAGTAGGCTCAGCCTTTCTGACAGGCACAGCCTGAGCTTTAGCAGCTTTTGTTGCTGCTTTGATAAGCTGGTCGTCTTGCTTGGCTCTAGTTTCTTTTTTGACAGGGGCAGTAACAACAATCTCTGGAGCTTCTACGGCAGCCTCAGCCTTTGCCTTACGCGGAGCTTGTTTGGCTGATCCGTCTGGATTATGAGTGGCGACATATTGTCTTGCTCGCTCGGCTGATCCACCTCTGTTGTTGGCTCCATAACCATCTACTACATTCTTGTAGTATTCAGGTAGGTCATTATAACCACCGACTTTCTTGCCGTTGATTACATATCCGTCTGTGCCGTTACCAGATATGCCAAACTTGCTGATGCCTTCGTTTTGCTTTTTTCTTGTATCGACATTGGTCGACTTCATGAAGCTATCAATACCGTATAAGATACTACCAGTTGCTGCTACAGCAGCTGCTCCAAAGCCTAGGGCAGCTCCTGAAATAGGAACGCGTGGAATTCTAGGAAGCCTACCACGAGGACGCGGTCTAGCACGCGGTCTGGTCGGACGGCGTCCTTTAGTTTTGCGCTTTTTCTTTTTCTTTTTGCGCTTGGTATCGTCATCGTCATCATCGAAGACATCTTCATCGCCCGTCATATCACATGCGCATTCTTGACCTGTAAGATCAAGATACTGCAGCTCTTTATCGAGCTTCTTGATAACCTTCAACAGACTAGGAATAAGGATCGCGAGATTAGATTCAGATTGAGTTTCTGAAGTTGCGGCAATTGGGGCTGGACGAGGTGCTTCTAGTTGGGCTTCTTTATTATAAAGATCAGTATCTTCCAGCTTTGCTTCCTGGATCTTATTCATATTCTTAGAGTATGTCAGAATCTTATTGAAAGCATTCTGAATACCAGTAAGAGTATTCGACATGACAACAGTAGTCTTTGGATCGATCACGGTAGCTCCAGGATCGACCTGCTTAATGCGTTTTGTGAGACCAGCTAATGTATTATCTTCCATTAGATACTCGCACTAAAATAGAGTTGCTTTGCAATACTGCCCATGCCCTGATATGTAGGTTCTGGCACATCACCCATACCCTTTGCACCTGTCTTTGTCGTAGGCTTTGTAGCAGGTCTGATCGGTGCTGTGGCACTACCGATCTTTGGCTTAGACACACCAACATTTTCAGCAGCGCTGGTCGCGGCGGCGATTTGAGTGCCTGTAGATGTAGCAGGTGGTACGGACATTGCTGTCACAGGTGGTGATGCACCAACAGGTTCTGGTGTTGAGGCACTAGACGTAGCAGCTGTTGGAGCTTGTGGCTCACCACTACCGGATGGTGATGGAGGTGCAGGTTGACTACCACTGCTTACCGGTGGGGCTGCAGAAGGGCCTGATGATGGTGGTGGACTACCACCTTTACTACCACTAGTATCGCTAGCAGCCGATGATGGACGGCTTATTGCGTCTGCAGGAGTTGGTTTCGGAGGTGGGTTTGCAGCAGCCTGGGATGCTGGAGCAGATCCAGTTTGCTTCACAGCAACTGGTGGAGCTGCTTTCTTTTCAGATCCAGGACCAGCAGCACTGCCCTTAGGTTGTACTCTCTTACCGATCTGATTCTCTACGAGACTTTTTACAGTCCCCTGAACCATTGACATTCTTTCGCCGAACTGTGGATCGGTCTCTGGCTGGGTTCCGAACACTTCGCTATAGATGTCGCGAGACAGAGAAGCGACCATGGCAGGAATAGCAGTAACAGGACCAGCAAGACCAGACACTGCATCCAGGCCAGCACCAAGGAAGTCACCGTCAGCAAGACGGCTTGCGGCGAACCCTAGTCCTGCAATAGCTCCTAGAACAGGAATAGACTTAATACCTGTCGAGGCTAGCGCTTTGCCGATCTTAGGTCCAGCAACCCTTGTAATAGCTTTCTTAAGAGCTTGACCAGTAAGAGCAGATCCCTTGACTGCTGCACCCTTTGTAGCTCCTACACCAGCTTTGATACCCTTGGCAATCTTGCTAGTGGCCATTCCGCCAACAGCAGCAGTCTTTGATAGAGCGGCCGCACCTAGACCACCAGCCTTTGATGCTATCCCTGTGACTGGTGAGACTACTTTCTTGGCGACATCCCCAGCTCTACTTAATATGCCAGGTTGGGCAGTGCCACGAGCAATTCTTGCTGCTTTGGCTTCTTTGACGATCTGACCCTTAGCATAGCCACCCGAATAACCACCCTTGAGAGCCTTCTCAGGGGTTGTATAAGAGCCGTCAGGGCCTTTGTAGCGAACCTTACCAGACTTGGTAGTCTCGGTTGTGAAGCCTTCTCTGAGCTTGGCTGGCTTCTCTTTGTATTCTCTTCTGACATCGCCCATCCCCAAGCCTTCGGCCAGGCGATCCATGAATGTCTTTCGATCTTCTTTGTTCTTGTCTTCTACTGTGTCAATAAGATCCTCAAACGCTTTGATGAGGTCTTCCATCTTATCAGCAAGAGGTGAGATGGCATTACCTGAGCCCTCTTGTGGTTCTGGCACAGCTTGAGGCTCGATAGGAGCTTCTAGTTGATTCTCTTTCGCAGCTCTGTTAGCAGCTCTGAGCTGCTTCATAGTCAGGTCTTGAGTCTCTTTATCGACAAGACCCATAGCCTTTGCAGTCTTAAGAACTTTCTTGAGCTGTTCATTGAGAGCAGAGATATCTGGATTAGAGACGTTCTGTTCTGTCTCTGGTGTATCTAGTGGTGGCTCGTCTACAACATTGTCTTGCAGCTTACTCTTGAGAGCACCGAATGCCAGAGAACGCTTGAAGTCACGGACTGACTTCTCTTGTTGTTCGTCATAAACACCACCAAGACCAAAGCCCTTCATTAGTCTACGGCCGAAGTCCTTACGCATGCGCCTTCTGCCCATACGTCTGGCGCGCTTCTTTACAGCGCCGGTCGGAGATCTCTTTGGTAGCTTAATCTTGGCCATTACTTACGCGCTTTATCCATCTCTTGTTTCTGTTTCTCTAAGAACTGTAATAACATATCGACGTATAGGTCACGTTCATAAGGCATCAGGTCTTCTAACTCTGCAATAGAATAACCGTGATGCTGAGTCATTGCGAATATTGTTTGATAATAATTCGCTAATGAATTATGACTCAGCCCCAGGTAAAAAAATCACTGAGCGTAGTCAGCTCAATCGTTCTTTCATTACCAAGAGAGTTTTTATATTCAATCTTATAATACATGCGAGGAAGGTTATCGAAGAACTCACGAATCTTGATAAAGGTTTCGATATCCAACGACTCGATGAAGTCTGTCAGCTCTTCTTCCGAAGTATCCTTTGCAGGATATACAGCATCCTCATCATAGATCACATCGATGCACGAACGCACCAGATACTCGACTAGCTCTGCTGGTGGCAGGTCATCAGGAACGTCTTCGACTAGGCTGATTGAAGGATACTTCATAATAACACCAACTGTATCGTTGATCTTGATGTTGTTGTCAACCTTGCCCTGCTCGAGCATCTCTACTTCATCTAGATCGATGTTGAAGTCATATACCTTATCATCTTCGATGTCGCGATAGGACACTTCGATAACGTTATTGACTGACTTGGCGCGAAGCTTGAGGAACATATACTCAAGATCGAATGTAGTCAGGTCTTCAATGTTAAAATTTTCTTCCTGGACACAGTTAGTCAGGATCTGCTTGATAGCTCTGACCATGTCCTTTTCTTGACCGGACTGCTGAGCAATAAGAAGAATCTTCTCTTCTCTAACAACGAACGGTCTGAACTTTACCTGCTTCTTCTGAGAAGGTACGAGCATGGTGAATACAGGTTTATCAATTTTAGGTAATGCCATTTTTTATCTCACTTGTTTATAATGGAAAATAATTTACTTCGAAATCAACGTACGAAAAGGGAATGACTAGCTTGACGATTTCGTCTGTCGATCCCCAGTTAAAGTCTACTGAAGGCAGTAGCTTTGGAAAGGCTCTGTACACTTTAGCCTCCATGACTTTTTTGTCAGTAGAATCATAGACAGTAACATTAAGATCCACTGCGTAGCTGTCTTTGTATCCTACTTCATATGCTTGAAAGCCTGGTACAACACCGTTTGCGGCTGTAAGGCTCTTGCCACCTTTACCCTGGATATTAACAATAGAGCTAAACCAGCTGTAGAAGAATCTATGAATCTGGGATCCTGCGTCTACAATGAATGAGCATGTGATGTCATCCATTACCGCATTGTATGGAATAGACTCGTTCGGACCGTATCCATATCTAGGCGGACCGTCAATAGTAGCCAGAGAAGCACCAGGAAACTGAACTGAATCGCAACGGACAGAAAGAGTGTCTGTGCCTATCATGCCGCTGAGGTTGCGAACATAGGTAGGAGGAGAGAAGGATACAATGTAACGCGAGGCCTTGAGTACGCCCCTGGT